CACATCTGGGTTCAAAGCAACAAACATTTCAACAGATGTTATAGTTTGTTCGACAATGGTATTGATAGTGTTATACAAAACGTTGATAGTGACATCATCGAACAAGGGTCCGATAGCAAGATTTATATCTCTACCTCCGACCTCAATAATAACAGTTGTAATGCTACCAGAAAAATCAAATCCCCCTGTGTATGTATTAAAACCAGAGTTTGTGCCACTTGCACTTAAAATATCCGTACCACTGAAAACACTTGTACTACCGTTTTTTCCTGTAATATGCATATAGATAGAATCTTGAGAATCTTGTTTATCAACCTTGATTGAGTAATTAGTTTTACCACCATACTTTATATTTAGGTCTGATATATCAACAGTATTTATGAAAGTAGTACCCATACCAGAAACACCCATAGCTGATGTTGTGTTACCAGAGCCTGTTATTTGGGCACATTTATCAGTACCTAAATTATAACAGCCAGAACCACTAGGCATAGTAGCAGGTCCTTGACCTCCCCAATCAATGTCCATATCCCCCTCTTTTGAAGATGTGACATAACCATTATCGCCATCTAAAATATCGCCAGAATCTTCGTTAGAAACAGTCGTAGTCGTTGTGGTAGTTTCAGTAGTAGTAGTGGTTAATATACCGTCAGATTGGAACTCTATTGTTTCAGTGACGACTTCTTCAATGATTTGTTCTATCGTAGGAGTACATAATCCTACTGTATCAGTTGTGCAATCTACAGCTTTACTAGAAAATGATAGGCACACCAATATACATAGCCATGCCGACAATAACAAATTTTTCAAAATCATTTAAATCTCTAACTGTTTGTGGTGTTTCTTCAACCTCTATTTTTTCTAGTTCAACAAATATTAAACTGCCCTCTGGAATCAAACTTTTATTATTTTCCCAACCTGTTTTAGCATCTTCGCCTATGGCTGATTGAAAAGGGCAGTATGTTCCAGCATTCCACATCGCATCAAACACTCTATAATCTGCACAAAGAGTTGATATTGCGGCGACTTTCATTCCCATTGCATATAACGATCTTGATAATTTAATACGTTCACAGTTCTCATCAGTGACTGTCATACCAGAACTAATACCAAGTATTTGTGTCTGAACTGCACCAGCAACTGCAGTTTTACATACATCAGAATTATTGACAACAACACTAGGACTGCTCGCAGTTGGTGGTGTATTATTTGTGACGACTGTTGATGATACTGTGTTTGTCTCAGCAAGTGCCGAGTTCAACATACTATTAAGAAAAAAAATAATTATGGCTGCTAATATTATTCCTATAATTAATGGATTTCTCATTCATTATCCGTTGGCACTATCCCATGCGTCTTGTAATTCTTTTAGTTTTGCGTTTACTTCTTCTTCAGTAGGTAATTCTTTTACAAGATTATCTACAATCTCACCGTCTATTCCTACTTTTTCTGTTAGTCTTAAATTAGCATAGATTTTGTTTTTACTATCTGTCCAAGTAAACCATTGTCTAGTGTGCATTCTAACAAGAGCATCTTCAATATGATTTGGTCTTCCTGTAATTTTATCTGTCATTTTATGTATCTCCCATTCTTATAAACATTACATAACTTGCATTATAATTTGTTGCACCTAATAAAGTTGTGACGCTACCTGCAGGGACATAATTAAATTTTATTTTACATTGAGTTGTATCTGTCACATCAAAATAGGTATGAGTATGAACACCAGAATAAGCAGTTGCACTTGTATAATTCATATACTTTGAACTTTCTGACATATGATAATAACTACTATTATTTGTTGTCGCATATATTTGTAATGAGTGATATCTTTGTTGTTCTGTGCTTTCTAAATAACCTGTAAAGCTAACTTGATATACACCTGTTGTTGGAAATGTAAAAATACCAGATGATTGAGTCATAGCACTACCAATTGTTCCCATTCCATTAGTATCAACTCTTTCCCAATTGCTTGTCAAAGGAGAATTTGTACCTGTGACACCAGAAGTTATTCTCCACATATCAGCCACAGTAATTCCACCACCAGCACCAGAAACTGTGCCTGTAAAAGCAAAAGTATCTGCTAAGTTTATTCCTCTTGATCTTGCTTTAATTAATGTCATCTATTATTCCTTTGGATTATCCGATCTTACTTTATTATATTTTACCACATAAGCGTCCCATTTTGTAGAGTCGCCTCCTATTTCTTTTTCACAATAAGCCTCTGCAAAATCTGAAAGACTTGGATAAGCTACTAATCTGTTTCTAGCATATTGTAATCCGTCATAAGTTGCTGTTAATTCCTCTAATTTTGTTTTTACATCTTCTCTCGAAATTTCTGTTGTTTCCCAATCAAACGTGCAAGTATCTATATCAGTTCCATTTATTGTAACTTTGGCTGAACTATCTAAAGCTAAAACAGCATCTACTATTTCAGGTTTAATTCTCATGCTAAGACCTCCAAAGCAGTTATGGTTGAATCTGAAACTTGTAAACTATTTCCTTGTTGTAATGCACCTTGAATATAATATGTTGTTGCAGATGTCGTACTAGGTGAATCTAAAATATGAAAATGTCCTGGCACTTGTAAAACATCTGGGTTTCCATTACCTATCTGTAATTGTAAGGCATATTGATATTCGTCAATTTCCGTACTACCTCTTAAAAATCTGAACCATGCGTTCCCTGAAGTATAACTCGATGATGCAAGTCTTGCTCTAACGAATACTATTAAAAGAACTTTACTGTCAGATGCAGATGGCGTTATTGTTATTTGATTTATATTACTATTACTATTTGATGTTGTAGAATATCCAGTTGAAATATTAGTTAAAACTTGATTAATTTTTCCTCCACCAGCATCAGCAAAAGATAAATTACCTGAGCCATCAGTTTTTAAAAATTTATCTGCACTTGGTGCAGTAGTAGGAAAAGTTAAAGTATACGATTGACTTGCACTATGCGCAGGACTTTTTAATTTGATACCGTGGCTGTTCTGCGAGCAATTAAGTTGTAAAGTTCCGTCAGTAGTTCCGTCACCTTTGATCTGTAAACCAGCCGCACTTGATGTTGATACAAAACTAGTTTTTGCGTTAGTGACAGTAGCATCGCTTGGAGTACCAATATCTAAAACATTACCTAATGCCAAAACAAAATCAATTGAATCTGACGATGTAAGAGCAGAACTAAAAGTAAGAGTAGAGCCGCTTACAGTGTATGAAGAATTTGCTTTTTGAATAACACCATTAAGTGATACCAAAAGATGATTTGCACTTTCTGGTACAAAAGCTGTTGAATCTAATGTTAAACTATAACTTGCTGTCGCTGATGCTGTAAGATTATCCAGCATAGAGTAAGCACCTATTTGTGATTCTTTTCCTATAAATGGCATTATGCTTTATCCTTTAAAAATGTTTCCCAAGAAGATTTAACTTCATCTGTCCATACAGTATTAATAATATCTTTTATTTCTTGTGGCTCGTTAGATGTATCTGTCCAAATAGTTGTTAATTCATTTGTATTTGTATTTTTACTAACAATACATGGATGCAAAACTCTTCTATGTCTCACTTTGTTAGTTTCAACTCCATCCTCTTTGTAAATAATATCTTCAGCAATTTGTATTGCTTTGTAATCGCCTACTATTTCTGTTTTAACAATTTTTGTTTCTTTAGTTATTGCCATTATGCATCCGTTTCATATTGAGCAACAAACATCATTTGTTTTGATTGTCCAAAATCGTTATAGTTAAATTGTGATGCACCACCTAAAGAATACATTTCAATTTGAGTATTATTGCCACCAAAAGTCAAACCCATAACACTTGAATTTGATTGATAAAAAGGTACGACTCCATAGGTTGTGCCACTTCCACTTTTTACAGTAAAAGGTAATCCGGTTATTAAAAACGCACTACCATCACTTGGAAAACTACCTATTTGTAATTGACAAGATACAGTTACTAATCTTCCAATCTTTGTATATCTTGGGTCAATAAAACTTTCATTACTACCTCCAAAGTTTCCTAAAGCTGGTGACCATGTTCCCTCTTCATAATCATCTAATAAATTAGAAGATGTTGCCGAATTTACACCTAAATAGATTCCGTAAGAAGCATTACTAGGTAATAGATTACCAGAACTTTCAGACCAATTATCTAATCCACCACCAACTAAACTTGCATCGATTCTTTTTAAAGTTCCAGCATCACTTATTAAAAATTCATCTGTGTCGGCTGGTGCTGATGTTAATGCAGAAAAACCAGATATTGCAGTATCGCCTATATGATCGCTATTGATTATATCGTTAGCGATATCAGAACTTGTTAAAGGTGCTTTTGCTGGTTGTTTGCCTATAAAACCCATTTATAACCTATGTAATTTCTAATATACTTAATGTTGCGTCTATCTTTGCAGCTACTGAACAATCAATTTTTAAAATGTCAGTTGTTTGCATTACATATTTACCACCAGATAAAACCTCTAATGAACTTCCTGCTGGAATCTGTACGTCCTTAATTAATAAAACTGTCTCATTTGTTTCTGTGTCGCTTGTATCTGAAACTAATTGAACGTCAGCAGTGACAGATGTTGTATGAATATTGCAAAGTGTTAATCCGATAACAACTGTAGTAGTGCTTGACGGTACTGTGTATAAAGTTAATGGAGTTCCTGCACTGGCTGGCATCGCACCATTAGTTTTTACTTTGAAAGTATTAGCCATTTATTCTCCTATCCTAAAGCAATCGCAAGGGGCAAAGCATTTGGGTCAGTTTCTGAAATAGTTCCTGTGACTGACATTGTGCTTGATACTGCATTACTTGAAATATTTAATTGTAAAATCTCAACATTATCTGTTCCGTCATTCATTTTTAATTTTAAAACACCACTTGTAGCAGTATCAACCCAAAGAGTACCAGCAGTTGCTGATCCAGGTGCCGAACTACCACTATGCGAAGAATTAATCGCAGATAAAATATTGTTCAATTCTGTTCTAAACGAACTAAATCCTTGGTTCGCTAAACTTACATCACTTACTTGTGCCATATCTAATCTATATCCTTTTCTTTTTAACTTTGCAACCCATAACCTTTAGCAATATAATCAAAAGTACGATCAACCGCAACACCACTACTGTTCACAAAAGCAATAGTGAATCCTGATACTGTCTTTGATGATATTGTAAAAACATCGCCTGTTGCCATGTTTTGAGCCGCAATACCGATTGAGGGAACTGCATAAAAAGCATTACCGTAAGTAATAGTTTTACTACCAGATGATGTTGCTAAATTACTTTCCCCAATAGTTCTTTCTTCCATATTTAATTTTATAACAACATTTTTTACATTACTAGATGTTTGATCATCATCATTTGTTAGTTTCAATCTAAATTTTGCAAATCTAAATTTAAACGTTGCCGATTGTGTAATGTCTACAAAACTTGTGCAATCAGCTAATGATGTTGTTGATGTAGCTACTTGTACTCTATGAAAAGCATGTATTTGTTCTGTACCATCAAAAGGAGCCTTGGCAGAATCAAAAACTAAAGCACCTCGGCCACTATCAAATAAATCGTATGGGTTTTCTGCATCTAAAGTTATTGTAGGCTCAAGGTTTCCGTCATAAACTTGTGATAGGGATAAACTGTTAGTGAAATTGTAAAACCCTTTTGCATCACGATTAGAATTACTAAAGTTCGGATTTGATGTTGTATCTGTACCACCTAACTCAAAATCCCCACTAACAGAATCAAAATTTCCCACAGTATCATCAAAGTTTGTGACAGTATCTAGTGTTAATACCGTATCGCCAGAATCATCAATTTTTACTGCTAGAGGAAAACTAGCATCCATATTATCTGCAGCTGTAAAAATATCTGGTGTTTCAGTAAACGTAGTGATTTGTGTATATGCTTGAATGCTTGAAATATTTGTGCTGACTATACTTGCCTCTGCAGATGTATTACTATTTTTATCTACTGCTTTGATCAAATATGAGCCTGTTCTTGCTGGCACAATAGCACTATCACATTTTCTACGAGGACATCTTACAAGATTTGATGAATTAAGCCAACTAGCACCAGATAATGTGTCTTGATATCTGATTTCATAAAACGATATATCTAAATCACTTTCTTTACTTGGTGGTGTCCATGTTAATTTCATGTGGTCTTGCCCATGCATTTCTACTGCAAAATCTTCAACATTACTTGGCACCTCAACCCCACCTACAATAGTTCTTGTTGCAGATACAAATGTTGATTTTACACCTAAAGTATTAACAGCTCTTACTCTTACTTGATACTCAGCCGCATCTATAACGTTTAAATGTTGATATTCTAATATTTTACCAACTGCTATCTCTCTAAATGAATCAGTCACAGTATTTCCGTCTTGATCTTTAGTTTGTTTTATTTGCACCTCATAATTATCAACAAAATTATCTGGCGAGGCACTTACAGTTATTATTAGTCTAGTTATAACTATACCGTCAGCATATTCTATTAACTCATCATCTAAACTAACACTTGCTGGTGGCAATATACTAAAAGGATTTGGCAACGTTGTATCTGGTATAGTTGCTACTTCTTGTTGAGTACCAAAGGTATAATAACTATCTTGATGTTCAGATAATTGTAAACCAACACTTTGATCAGCATTTATAGACATACCTTGCACTCTAAAAGGTTTTGCAGAAAAACTAGGGGTAGCATGGGTAATATTAACTATATCGCCAATACTTAACTCTAATGCTGTGGCATCTGCTTTCAAAGTGACATCTAAACTTGATCTTGATCTACGTAAAATTATTTCTGCCATTTCTTGTGCTTGATATGGACTTGTAAACATAGGAAAATCAAATCTTCCCTCTAATAATAAACCACCGTCAGCTGTTTTCATAGTTGCGTGTTGATCTGCACTTGCTAATCCTGTTTCATCAACAGGGGGAAACTGTGCAGTATCTGATTGATAATTTTTGTCTGGGTTTATCCAATTAACGATAACTCTATTGTATCGTGAATTTTTATTTTTACTTGATACTGTGATACCACCGAGTATGTTATCTTCTGTAAGTGTTATTGTTGCAGAACCAGAACTTTCTACTAGGATTTTATACTTACCCCCACTAAAATTTAAAAAAGCACGACACCCTTTTACAAACTCTCTTACGTTTTCTATGGCTTTTTTCGATGTATCAACAACTGTATGACTATCCATTAAATCTATAGCACTAGCACCAGAATATGGGGTTATATTGGCATCGCAAACATCACCAGCAGTCTGCCAATCAGCATAATTGCTATCAAAATAACTGTTTGGTATGCCCATTCCAAATCTATCATTGCGTAAATAATCAAGTAATTGATAAACAGGATTATCTGAATATTCCCATGTTGATGATGTATCTTCTCTATGAGAACCAGAGCCACCTGTTTTAGTACCATCAAGATTTGGGTTATATATTTTTTTACCTTGAACTACTGCGTTTACCGTAGGCAAAGAACCAAATTTATCAGCATTCCAAGTAAAACGTATTGCTAAATATGCAAGTCCACTTAATTTATGATTACTAGTCCATGATGTTAATGTGCTTAATAAACTTGAGGCAGATTGTG